CGTACTGCGGCTTACCGTGCTAACTACACTGCCTTGCGTGGTCTTATCTTTACTCAAGATGCCGCTGCAACAGTTAAGTTGTTAGATTTGGGCGTTGAGTCCGAGTACCAGATTGAACGTCAAGGTACACTAATGGTAGCTAAGTACGCTATGGGTCATAACATCCTACGTCCTGCTTGTGCCATTTCTTTGAACGCTGTGTAAACAGTAATAGTTCTACTCTAAAGGGTGGGGAGATTAATTTCTCTCTGCCCTTTTTTTTCATCTTTCTTAAAGGGCAACATACCAATGACCCCAACATCCAAACTAGAAGCTATTAATACCTTACTAGCAACGGTCGGTGAATCCCCTGTTAACTCCCTTACCTCTGGTCTGATCGAAGCTAACCAAGCTGAACAAACCCTAGATAACGTGAGTAGAGATTTTCAATCCCAAGGGTGGGCTTTTAACACTGATCTAACCTTTGAACTCTCTCCAAACGCAGCTAACGAACTTACGTTGCCTGCCAACTGTCTCCATGTAGACACAATACACACCCGTATGTCCGCAGACACTGACTTAGTTCAGCGTGGTATGCGTATGTATGACCGTATTAAGAACACCTATGCCATTGGCACAGTGCTTAAGGTTGACATGGTGGTGTTGTTAGATTTTGAAGAGATGCCTGAAACAGCAAGACGCTATGTAGCTATTAAAGCTTCTCGCGTACTACAAGATCGTGTACTTGGTTCGGACACTTTACATACCTTCAACACCCGTGATGAACAGGTGGCTTGGAATAATGTAATGCAAGCTGAATCTGACGTACAAGACTTAAACATATTCGATAACTATGAGACTAACAAAATAGCTCATTATTACAGGTAGGTGGTTTAACTATGTCTTTAGTATCGGGTTCAATCCCCAATCTCCTTAACGGTGTCTCACAGCAGCCTCCAAGCTTACGTCACCCAAGCCAAGCCGAAGTACAAGAGAACGGACTGTCTTCAGTCACTAGAGGATTGGAAAAGCGGCCTTGTACAGAACACGTAGCTAAACTTACTAGCAGCCTTGCGGGTTCTACCGCCTTCCTACACGCTATTAAATACTCTAGTACAGAGGATTATACAGCCATATTTAGTACATCAGGTATCAAGGTATTTGACCAAGCAGGTGCAGAGCGTACTGTTAAAGACAGTGCAGGAGCCACCATAACTAGCTTACCAAGTTACCTAAGCGGTGTGACTGACTTCAACACAAGTATTAGTGCAGTGTCCGTAGGCGACACCACTTTCGTAGTAAACAAAGCTAAAGTTATAACTCTGGACTCTTACGTATCAACACCTCGTCCACATGAGGCTATGTTCTATGTACGACAGGCTGACTACGGCCTAACTTATACAATAAAAGTAGGTAGCATCTCAGCTTCTTACACTACACCCGATGGTTCTGTAGCCACTCATGCCACACAGATTGGTACGGACTACATTGCCACACAACTATACAATGCCTTATCGTTGCCTTCAGGATATGCTAAGGAACGTATAGGCTCAACAGTCTATGTAACCAACCCTAGTGTTGACTTCACAATCACATCGAGTGACGGTGCAGGCGATAGATTCCTCTACTCCTTCAAAGGCCAAACAATCGACTTTAAGAACCTCCCCCGCAAGGGTAAGGTAGGCTTTAAGATAATGATTGCAGGTAGTAACGAGAAGAAGCAAGACGATCATTATGTACATCTAACCACAGGCGATAGCACAAACAATGAGCTAGTCTGGAAGGAAACAGTAGGTGAACTTGCAGCAGATGGCACGGCTCTTAAGAATCGTATCAACAAGCTTACAATGCCTCACCAATTACGTAAGGAGATAGATGGTACATTTACTTTCTCCCCTTTAGATTGGGATGATCGTGAAGCAGGGGACGCAGATACTAACCCCATACCTTCTTTCATTGACTATAAGATTAACGACATCTTCTTCCATCGTAACCGCTTAGGTTTCCTTGCAGATGAGAACGTTATCTTTAGTGAAGCAGGTGAGTTCTATAACTTCTTCCCTAAGACTGTCCTAACAACCTTAGACTCTAACCCGATAGACGTGGCTGTATCTAACAACCAAATCTCTATCTTGAAACATGCGATTCCTTTTAACGAATCCTTGTTGATCTTTTCAGACCTTACTCAGTTCATGTTGACAGCTTCCGAGCTACTAACACCTGACACAGTACACATAGACGTATCTACTAACTTTGAGGCTAACCTTAATGCTAAACCAGTAGGTGCAGGTCGATATGTATTCTTCGGATTCTCTAAAGGTAAGTGGTCAGGTGTCCGTGAGTATTACGTAGATCAAACTTCATCAACGAATGATGCTGCTGACGTATCTGCACACGTCCCTAACTACATCGAAGGTAACATCCGTAGCCTTGCAGCGTCCTCTAACGAAGACATGCTATTGGTACTTACAGATGATAAGCCTAACTCAGTGTTTGTATACCGTTACTACTGGCGTGGTGAAGAGAAGCTACAGTCTGCATGGTCAGAATGGAAGTTCTCAGGTGCTGTACGTTCAGTAGCATTCAATGGCTCAGTCATTAAGATTGTGCTTGAGTACAGTGATGGTTTGTACCTAGAGAACCTTAGTCTGGCTCACGATAACGCAAGTGCTGATATGGTCTATACATCCACTAAGCCTAACTACGCTGGTGGTGCAGTTCTACTAGATAGACGCTACAAGCTTACAAGCTCAACACTGCCTTACACAGACAGTAGTACGATCTTTGTAAACAACGTAGGTTCTATACGAACACAAACACAAGCCTTAGCAGATTATGCAGGCGGTGCTGTGATCTATGCAGGAAGACCTTACACCTTTAAGTACAAGTTCAGTGAGCAAGTCTTAAAGCAAGACGGTAAAGCAGTAACCACTAACAACCTTCAGATCAGAACCTTCCACATCGTATATAACGACACAGCCTACTTTAAGGTTGAGAGTACTCCTACGGCACGTCCTACAGCCATAAGGGAATTTAATGGTCGAATTATAGGTGGCTTAAACAACCTATTAGGGCAAGCCAACCTAGATGAAGGTACGTATCGCGTCCCTGTAATGACTAACTCTAAGTATGCCAACGTGACTATATCGTCAGACAGCTACTTACCGTGTGTCTTCCAGAGTGCAGAGTACGAAGGCTTCCTAACCCAAAGAACCTCAAGGATTTAATACGTATGGCCCATTATCGAGAGGCTACTGAACAGGATGTTGCAGAACTTTCACTCAAGATGCGTGAAGCAGATGCTGTTGAAATAATGGCCTCTAATGGCTTAACGCCTCTGCAAGCCTTAACACAAGGTTTCATCAGGTCTGAAAGCCTCTCTATTATTCACAAGGGTGAGCTTATAGGTATGTTTGGTGTGGCTAAGGTCGGGGAGGACATAGGTTCTCCTTGGATGCTTGGTTCAGACAAGATACCAGAGATTAAGAAAGACCTTTTAACGCAAGCCCTTGATTGGGTCATAAAAACTAACAAACAGTACCCCCTACTCGTCAACTATGTAGATGCCCGTAATAAGGTAGCTATTAGGTGGTTAGAGTATTTAGGCTTCACGTTCGTGAGGAAAATACCTTATCACGGGGTAGGGCGTGTACCTTTCTATGAGTTCGTAAGGATAGATCAAAATGTGTGACCCCATGACAATTATGGCTGCCCTGACAACCATTGCAGCAGCCGATGAGAAGCAACAGCAGGCTAAAGCTAATGAAAAGAGTGCTAACGCTGCTTATCTCAATGACGTAACTCAGCTTAACTTAAGGCAACGCCAAGAAGAAGAAGCTGAATCCCAAAGAGGCATGGAAGCTGACATCCAAACCATGAAGGACGTATCCGTAGCTAGAACAGCTTCAGGTGAGTCAGGTGTATCTGGTCTGTCAGTAGATGCTCTTATGTCCGATATATTCCGTCAGAACTTATTTGACGATACTAAAGGTACTTCTAACCTTGATGCTACTAAAGCTCAAATAGATGCACAAAAAGAAGGTGCTAAAACGGGGCGACAGTCTCGTATCAACGCAGTGCCTTACCCAAGCTTTGCAGCTACTGCCCTACAGATTGGTGGTAGTGCCTATGAAGGTGGTTATTTTAAGGGAACAGACCCTTACAAAGCCCGTATAGCTAAAACATAACTTAAGGAGTTCTTGCCGTGGCGAGACAACGTGTCCAGACCCAATATGCAGCTAATCAGGTGCGCCTGACCCCCCAAGCATCCCCCGTAGACACCTACGTACAACCTGCCCGTAACGACCAGATCAGCAGGGCTTTAGAACAAGTAACTGGTAATGTTAGTAGAAAGGTTTCTAGTGACAAACGTAAGAATGAACAATCTAATGCAGCAGCCTTTCAAATCCAAAAGCTACAGGTGGCAGAAGCTGCTTACGCTAACGGAGAGTTAGGTTCGTGGGATAAGATTAAAGGGGACTTCTCCCTTTCTGATAACGCTCAGTATGGCCCAGCCCTACAGGTGGTGTATAACCAGAAGTTAGGAGTAGAAGCAGGCTACGCTATACAGTCTGAACTGGCTAAATGGAACAGCGAAAACTCCGACTTAAGGTTAAGTGACCCAGTTTCATACAACACAGCACTAGACGCTAAAACACACA